GCTTGTATGAGTGAATAAATAAATTTAAGTTCATTAGATCCAAATCCTTCTTTTGAAAAATAAATAGAGTTGAACTCAAACATTGTCCTAGATACTATATTTTTATAATCACTAGTTTTAATCCCATAATACTTAACACAGTTACTAAATACAACATAATACTTGAGCAGGAAATTTATTGAATCTTCTATCCTACCTTTCTCTGTTTTATTTGCAATTCTAACACTCATCATAGATGTCATATCATCAGATGTACAGAATGATCTGTAATCCACCTTTAAGTATTTCCTTGAGTACAATTTTAAGTGTAATCTATTTATAGATTCTAGAACTAGGGAATGGTAAAATGATGAACTGTAATGAAATATTCCTTGTCCCATATGAAACCTTCCAACTTTTCCAGGTAGAGAGTAGCCTTTTTTGTCCATTTCCTTGAATTCATGCATATATTCTGGCATTTCGAAAATCTTATATTCACTCATTAAGCAGACTAACGCAGGTATGTAATATTCAGTAGTTCTCTTTCTAAACATCAATGCTAATAAGCCAAACATTCCACAGTTGAAATTGGGACCCCATCTTGTCTGATCTGCAGTTACAAATAGAGAAAACTTTTCTGTCAAATATGAAGAAGCTGAACTAGATAATGTGGCAAGTTTTACAGGATCATCTAATAAATCTATTGTAGTGTTTTTTCCAAGAATCTTAAAAAAGTTTTCTGCAGTTGACTGAAATAATCTGAAAATGGAATTTAGTATAGAAATCTCTCTATCTCCGCCAATCTGATCTTTGTCAAACATTCTCATAGTTAGATCAATGTTCTTGTTTTTACTTTCTAAGGTCCTTAACATTATAACAGCTGACGAGCTTGAATCGTAATCATTACAAAGTTTTGAAAAACTCTCAATTGCCATCATACCCTCATTAAAATCATGACTTGAAGAAGCTCTAGATGTGCTTAAATTAACAATAGAAGGGCAGGTTCTTTGTATATCATTCTTGATTTTCATCTCATCAACTATTGGTTTCAAAACATAAAGTATTAATGGGCTAAAAGTAAATCTACCATCAGTTTTCTCACTTAATCTTTCAACCTTGATAAAGTGTTCAATACAATTAGAGTAAAGCTCATCTTTAGGTAACTTCAGTATACGTTTAAAATCTTCCACTAGCTCAAATTGTAAAAGTTTGTTATTTTCAAATAGTATTATTTCTTCATTCAACTCTTTTAGTATTGTCACTAGATGTCTGTTATGTCCATAAGTGTTAGAAGGGCAAAGATTAACAAGAAAGCATTCATATCCTATATACTTGTAATCAAGTTTAAACATTGGTG